ACACTTCTGTTTATCGTCTAACCGGTAAAACATATACCTTATCGTTGACCACATCTGCATCTGCTGCACTTTTGATTACTCCAAAATCAAATGACCAAACCAATTATGTTCATTTGTTAAATACCGGTACAGGTCTTGCAGCAATTGAATTATCAAACGGTGACACATTCATTGATCCCGCTATTGCCTCAACTGGCAACGCAGGTTCATATGTTTTGCCTGCTGCAATGACTCAGCCAATTGTTATCGCTTGCCCTGCTGGGCCGTTGTACATCAAGGCTATCAGTTCGACTACCAACGTTTTGTACATTACACCTTGCTTGGCTGATTAAAGATGGCTACTGCCTCGACCACTACGATTAACATCGTTCCGGTTCAGGGGATATTTAACGAGGATCACAGCCTTGTTACGTTGATCGGCCCTGCCGGTACGCCATTTGATGCCAATATTAGCCCCGATCAGTCTGGGCTAAATATTACCAATAGCACTATTAATAGTTCTGTTATTGGCGGCACAGTACCGGCGGCGGGAACGTTCACCAACATTGCCACAACAACAGGCACAATTACCAATTCTCCGTTTAATCCAAACGATATTGCCAATAAGCAGTATGTGGATCAAGTGGCAGCGGGATTGTCTGTTAAAGCACCAGTTGTCTGCGCCTCGACTGCAAACATTGCAACGTTGTCAGGTCTGCTGACGCTCGATGGAATAACGGTTGTTGCCGGTGATCGAGTGTTGGTCAAGAATCAGACTGCCTCGCAAAACAACGGTATTTACGTTGCCGCAGCTGGCGCATGGTCACGGTCAACCGATTGTGCAACATGGGATCAATTGATTGGGGCATTTTGCTTTGTATCAACTGGCTCAACGTTGGCTGACACAGGTTGGGTTTGTACAGTTGATAAAGGCGGCACATTAGGCACAACGCCTATTCCTTGGGTGCAATTTACAGGGCTAAGTGTTTATACCGCAGGCACGGGTTTAACGCTGACAGGCACAGCATTTAGCATTACAAATACTGGCGTAACGGCTGCGGCCTATGGCTCTGCATCGTCAGTTGCAACTTTTACGGTTAATGCTCAAGGTCAATTAACTTTAGCGGCATCGACTGCAATTGCTATTGCTGCGACACAAGTAACTAGTGGCACGTTTGCATCAAGCCTGTTAAGTGGTGTTTATTCAGGCATCACGGGTTTAGGTACGCTTGTTGATTTGACTGTGACAAACGCAATTGTGGGCAGTATTACCGGAAATGCTGCAACTGCGACTAGCGCAACAACAGCAGGATCGGCAACGACTGCGGGTTTTGCCACAAGCGCAGGAAGTGTAACCAACAGCGTTACGTTTAATAACGCAGGGTCTGGTGGCGCATCAGGCAGCACTTACAACGGTGGATCGGTATTAACGGTTTCATATAACACCGTGGGCGCACCATCAACGTCAGGCACGGGCGCATCAGGCACTTGGGGAATATCTGTAACCGGAAACGCTGCAACAGCCACAAATGGTTTAGTTTCAACCGGATCGTATGCAAACCCAACATGGCTGACTTCAATTTCAGGCAGCATTGTTAGTGGTGCGGTAAGTAGTGCGACTACAGCAACAAACCTTGCAGGCGGTTTGGCAGGATCATTACCTTACCAAACAGGTGCAGGCGCAACATCAATGCTTGCGTTGGGTACAAGTAGCTATATATTAACTGCGGGTGCATCTGCGCCAGAATATGTTGCTCAATCAACACTTAGCGTGGGATCGGCTACAACGTCAGGCACGGCAACTAATTTAGCCGGTGGAACTGCGGGTTCTGTGCCTTATCAAACGGGATCGGGTGCAACAGCATTTGTTGCGCCTGGCACAATTGGTTATGTCTACACATCAAACGGCACAAGTGCGCCAACGTGGGCGGCAGCTGCCGGTGGTGTAACGCTTTCAGATGATACAACGACTGCTGCAACTCGATACCCATTATTTGCAAGTGCAACAAGTGGTGCGGCATCAACAATATTTACCAGTTCGACCAAATATCAATACAACCCAAGCACAGGAATTTTGACTGCCACAGGGTTTAGTGGATCGGGTGCGTCTTTAACGGCTTTGAGTGCGTCTAATATTTCGGCAGGCACTCTTGCTGTGGCTTATGGCGGCACAGGTCTTACATCAACGCCTGCAAACGGCGCACTTGATATCGGAAACGGCACAGGATTTACCAGAACAACGTTAACAGCGGGTTCAGGCATTACCGTTACTAACGCATCGGGATCAATTACGATTGCATCAACAAGTACCGGCGTAACAATTTCAGATGATACGACTACTAATGCAACCCGTTATCCTTTATTTGCAGCAGCAACAAGCGGAACGGCATCAACTGTATATACCAGTTCAACTAAGTATCAATACAATCCATCAACGGGTGATTTGTCAGCACCGCAAACTGTAGCAAGTAATGGGTTGCAGATAAATGCCACAACTATTAATACTAGCTACACAATTTCATCGGGGTATAACGCAATGTCTGTTGGGCCGGTAACAGTAGCAAGCGGAAAATCTGTAACCGTAACATCAGGCCAAAGATGGGTGGTGCTATGAGTTCAGTTGTCATTGCTGGCGATACAAGCGGAACAATTACTTTACAAGCCCCTGCCGTTTCGGGTTCAACGGTATTAACGTTGCCTGCTGCAACAGGAAATATTTTGGCATCTACGGCGGTTTCATCTTCTAGTACAAATACGGTAACTAACAAAATAGCCATTAGTATTAACGGAACAACTTATTATCTTTTAGCGTCAACATCTGGAACATAATAATGGCATCCATAATTAACGCATCAACAAGTGGGGCTGGCGGCGTAATCACTACTGCTGATAGTTCAGGTATCTTGCAGCTACAAAGTGGCGGCACAACAATTGCAACCATTAGTTCAACAGGCTTGCAACAAAACGTGGGTGCGCCTGCTTTTAGAGCAATACCATCCACCACTCAATCTGTAACTTCTGGCGTGTACACCAAAGTAAATTTTGGCACAGAAACATTTGACACAAACAGCAATTTTGCATCATCAAGATTTACACCAACAATTGCAGGATATTATCAAATTAACGCAGTTATATATTCTGTGTCTACTGCGGCGGCTACATATATATGGGCATTAATTTATAAAAATGGAACAATAGATACTCCTGGCAATCTTAATCCCCCTGTTAGTTCAATAGATGGAGTTAGTACAGTTTCATCAATAATTTATTTTAATGGAACAACTGATTATGTAGAAATTTATACATATTTAGCGGGAACAAGCCCTGTTGTACAAACATCAAATACTATATTTTCAGGCGCAATGGTGAGGTCAGCATGAGTTTATATGACAAATTATTAGTAATTTATCCATCACTTACGGATGCAGACTTTAGCCCATTTACGGGTACGATTGTTTTGCAAAATGATGGTAATGGCGATTACATCAAAGAATGGAAGCATCCAATATTGGCACAGCCAAGTAAGGAACAGTTGAAATGACGGTAATTGTTGACGGCACAAATAGTATTACGCCTGCATCATGGACTACTGCGGGAAGGCCAAGTTCGCCTGGTTTGGGTCAATTTGGTTGGAATACTACACTTGCACAACTTGAATGTTGGACAGGTGCGTGGACAGCAATTGTAACTGTGCCTTATACAACATCATATTTAGTTGTTGCAGGCGGTGGCGGTGGTGGTGATGCGGGTACGTTTGGCCCTGGCTCTGGCGGCGGGGCAGGTGGGTTATTAAGTGGCACAACAACTTTAGTTAAAGGCACAACTTACACAATTACTGTTGGTGGTGGCGGGGCATCGTCAACAGCAGGATCAAATACTGTTTTCGGTGCAATTGCTACAGCAACTGGTGGTGGTGCGGGAGTCGGATCGTCAACAACATCAAGTCCTCCAATAGGAACAGCTGGTGGAAATGGCGGTTCAGGTGGTGGTGGCAGATATGGTGCAGTTGGTGGAACAGGAGTTTCAGGCCAAGGTTTTGCCGGTGGTACAAGTTCATCTAGCGCATCAAATTATGGCACGGGCGGCGGTGGTGGATCGTCTGCTGTTGGGGCAAATGGTACTGCATCAACGGGCGGCAATGGTGGCGCAGGTACAGCATCATCAATAACCGGATCATCACTTAATTATGCGGGTGGAGGCGGCGGCGCAACTCAATCAGGCGGAACAGTTGGAACGGGTGGAACAGGTGGTGGCGGTAATGCGGGTGGTGCAAGTGATTCAGCAGGATTTGCTGGATCGGCAAATACTGGCGGTGGCGGTGGCGGGGCATCTTATAACGCTGCGGCAACACGAAGTGGCGGTGCAGGTGGATCAGGCGTAACTATTCTTTCTGTGCCTACAACTTTATATTCAGGTACAACAACAGGTTCGCCAACGGTTACTACGGTTGGTTCAAATACCGTAATGGTCTTTAATTCATCAGGAACATATACGGCGTAATCATGGCAACATTAAAAATAGATGCACCATCTGGCGGTTCTGTTTCATTAGTTGCTACTGACACAGCATCAACGGTAACGATTAATGTGCAAGTTGATAATGGGCTTTGTATGGTGGCAACATCAGCAACTGGATCGGTAAAGTTTGCTACCGGAACAACGGCACAAAGACCTGCATCACCAGTAGCAGGTGCGACTCGATGGAATACGACTGATGTGGCTTTGGAGTATTACAACGGCACGGCGTGGATTACGTTTTAAGGAAAAATTATGGGTTCGGTTGTTTTTCAAAGTTCATTAGGCGGTTCAACATCGTTAACAGGTGGCGAAACTGCTGCCGCATATTCGATTACTGTGCCTGCACAAAATGGATTATTGTTGCTTTCAGATTCCCTAACTGGTGCAACTCGCATCCCTGCGGGAACAACTGCCCAACGCCCAGGCTCGCCAACAACGGGAGATATGCGATACAACTCAACGTTGTCTTATGTTGAAGTTTACACAGGCACAGATTGGGTAAGTGTTGGCGGCAATTACGCTGCATACTTCTTAGCAATTGCAGGCGGTGGTGGGGGAAATGGCACAGGTGGTGGTGGCGCAGGTGGTTACATTGAAAACGCATCTGTTTTAATACCTGGCACAACATACACAATTACAGTCGGCGCAGGTGGTGCTGCGGGTGCTAACGGATCAAACACAACAGGATTAGGCGTTACCGCAATTGGTGGTGGCACAGCTGCAACAACCGGTGGATCGGGTGGCGGTGCGGTTTATACAAATGCGTCTGTTGTCGGATCGGGTACATCACAACAAGGTAATGCCGGTGGAATTGGTAGTTATGAGCCAGGGCCAAACTATTGCAGCGGTGGCGCAGGTGGTGGCGCAAATGCAGTTGGTGGCGCAGGCACAAGTGGAGGCAGTAAAGGCGGCAATGGTGGCGCAGGTCGATACACAACCATTACCGGCACATTAACCCCATTTGCGGGTGGGGGAGGGGGCGGTGCAACCGGCAACAATTATCTTGGCGCATCGTCAGGTGGAGTTGGCGGCGGTGGCAGCGGAACTAACACAGCAGGTACGGCAGGCAGCGTAAATACTGGAGGCGGTGGTGGGGGCGGTGGATCAAGTGCCGCAGCTGGTGGATCAGGAATTTATATTATGTCGATTCCAACTACTCGCTACACAGGGTTTATTACTGGTTCGCCAACTGTTACAACATCAGGTTCAAATACCATATTGCAATTTACTAGCAGCGGCACTTATAAGGCGTAATCATGTCATATTTTGCAAAAGTACCAACAATCGTCAACGGTCAAGGAATCGTTGCGGAAGTTATTAGAGCCGATCAAGACTTTATTAATTCAGGCGCAGTTGGTGATCCGTTTAACTGGATTCAGACAAGCTATAACACCCGTGGCGGCATTTATTATTTGTCAGACTCAAATACACCTGACCCTGACCAGTCAAAGGCTTTAAGGGCTAATTACGCAGGTATTGGGTTTACATACGATTCATCAAATGATGTGTTTTATGCGCCACGCCCATCAAATCAAACAGGCGTATTTAATAGTTGGACAATTGCTGCGCCAACGTGGTTATGGCAACCGCCAATCCCTTATCCTAGTTCCGGTGGCCCGTATTATTGGGATGAACAAACTCAAGAATGGGTTTTGTTTACCTAACCTAAAGGAAAATCATGTCAGTTTATTTATCACCAGTTGGTGGCGCAGGCGCACAGTTTTTTAATAACATTGGACAACCATTGTCCGGTGGTTATATTTATACTTACGCTGCCGGTACATCTACGCCAACGGCAACATATACTGCAAGCACCGGCACAATTGCCAATGCAAACCCAATCATTTTGGATTCGGCAGGCAGACCGCCAAGTCAAATTTGGTTAACTGGCGGCACTCGATACAAATTTATTCTTAAAGATGCGTCTTTAGTTCAGATTTGGTCAAATGACAACATCCCTGGTATCAACGATCCGGTATAAATTATGATTCTCACATGGAAAATCTTAGATATTGAGGCGGATGGCGAGTTAATCACCAAAGCTAAATACTTTGTCACATTGAAATCTGCCGACACAGAAATTTCAAGCGAAGGCAATTGGATATTTTCTGACAAGATTGTAAAAACACCATTTGTTGAAGTAACAGAAGAAATGGTTGCAAGTTGGATTGAAAATGAATCTATCCAAGATGGCGTAAGCGTCATAAAATCAGCATTAGAACGCCAATTAGATTATTTAAACGCACAAAATTCGGTTGTTCCTCCGTGGCAACCACAAGTTTATACCCCAAATATTTAGGAACAATCATGGCTTTGGCGATTGATATTATTAGTCGAGCATTAAAAGACATAGGCGCATTAGAGGCTGGTGAGAACCCAACGCCTGAAGCCTCGCAAGATGCGTTTGATATGCTTAACGATATGGTCGATCAATGGTCAAACGAAGATATGATGGTGTTCTATAAGAACGAAATCGTATTTCCGATTACACCAGGGCAGACTCAATACACCATTGGCCCAGGCGGTCAAATCGGTGCAATCATTACCGGTTCAATTTCAGGAACAACATTAACGGTCACAGCAATTAGCCAAGGTGCTGTGTCGTTGGGGCAAACGTTGTCTGGAACAGGCATTACGGCAGGAACAACAATTGTTGGGTTTTTAACTGGCGCAGGTGGTAACGTTAATGAAGCCGGAACATATACCGTCAATATTTCGCAAACGGTAGCATCGACAACAATTAATGCTTACTATCAACGACCTTTAACAATTGATTCAGCGTTTGTGCGAATTAACACAAACTCAAATGGTCAACCGGTTGTAAACGGTGGTTTGGATTACCCGATTGCGGTATTAAATCTTGAAAATTATGAATCTATTGGTTTAAAAACAATGAATGGGCCTTGGCCTAAAGCGTTGTATTACCAACCAAGCGAGATTTTAGGCACAATTTTTGTATGGCCTAACCCATCACAGGGTGAAGTGCATATGTTTGCCGACAGTTTGTTTAGCCGGTTTGTAACGTTTTACGACAACATTAATTTGCCTCAAGGCTATTCGATGGCTCTTAGGTGGTGTTTGGCTGAAAGGCTAATGCCAATGTACGGCAAAGTTAATCAAATACAAATTGCCATGATTAGTAGTTACGCAGCACAAGCAAAAGCCACAGTAAAACGCACAAATATGCGACCAACTCAATCTGCACGGTTTCCTGATGCGTTGCTTGCAAGCCGCCAACGTGATGCCGGTTGGATACTTTCGGGCGGTTTCTTTAGATAAGGATAGGCGATGCCTGATTTTGGTTTTGTTGGCCCATCTTACGAAGCACCCAGTATTTACCAAGATGCACAAGAGTGCATTAATTTCTATCCAGAAATTGATCCGCTAAAACAGCCTGGTGATCGAGGCGTTATTGCTTTGTATCCAACGCCAGGGCTGACCGAGGTTTTGCAATTAAACGTTGCTGAAGTTCGTGGGATGCGAACCTTATCTGGCGGCAATTATTTAGTTATTGTTTGTGGCAACAAATTGTGGTCTTACACAAGCGGTACGGCAACTCAAGTTGGCACATTAAATACTTCAACTGGCATTGTTTCAATTACCGATAACGTTACAACTGACAACGGGTTAACTGCTTATATTGTTGACGGTGGTGATCGGTATACATGGGTAGCTAGTACCAATACGTTTGCCGTGTTGCCCCCTGAAGATGGGCCGTGGCAAGGTGCAAACATTTGCGACACGGTAGACAACTATATTGTTTACAACCAGCCATTAACGCAAAATTGGGCTTGTACAGATTTAGGGTTGGTCACAAGCACTACAGGTTATTTTGGTGCAAAAGATGGTTCACCTGACAGTTTGGTATCGTTTATCGTTGACCATCGGCAAGTGTATTTGCTTGGCGAAGTCACAAGTGAAGTTTGGGTTGACGTTGGTAATGTCATTTCAGGTATTACGTCTTTCCCGTTTCAGCGAGTGCCTGGCACATCTTTGCAACACGGTATTGCAGCTGTATTTTCAATTGCTCGATTTGCTGAACAATTCTTGTTTGTTTCAAAAGACACAAGAGGCCAAGCAATTATTGGCGGCATCCAAGGTTATCAATTTCAACGGGTATCAACTCACGCTGTTGAACAAACTTTGGTAGGTCAAGATATAACGGATGCGGTGGCTTACAGCTATCAAATTGAAGGGCATGAATTTTATGTTGTTACATTTCCAAGCATTGATTTAACTTGGGTTTTTGATTTAACAACAAAGATGTGGCACAAATGGCTGTGCGTTGATGATGAGAACGTATACCATCGGCATCGTTCAAATTGTGCGGCTTTTTTTGGCACATCTAATTTAGTTGGTGACTATCAAAATGGCAAAATTTATCAGTTAGATCAAACTGTTTACACAGATAATGGTCAAAAAATTCGTAGATTACGGCGCACACCGCACATTGTTGCTGATTTACAACGTGAATATTTCCATGAATTGCAGATTCAATTTCAGCCTGGCGTTGGATTAACAGGCATTATTTATGACGGTATTCAAAAATTACCAATTAATTTGATTATTGCGCCTGCCGAAACAAAAGTGATTTTGGGCAATGAGGCATATGACTTGTGGTTTATTAATAGTTTGAACGTTGAAACCCTTGGAGTTCAGCCAAAGGCTATGCTGCGCTGGTCAAATGATGGTGGGTCTACTTGGTCAAATGAGCATTGGGTAAACATTGGGGAAATTGGCAAATACAAAAACCGTGCCATTTGGCGGCGATTAGGTTATGCAAGAGATAGAATCTTTGAGGTTGTTGTAAGCGATCCAATTAAAGCGGTGATTGTTTCGGCAAACCTTAAAGGTAGCCTTGGGGATAACTAATGGCTACCGCCCCCAATACCAATATCATCTTTCCCCAAAGCCCATTTCTTGATCCCCAAACGGGCAGACCGGCACGGGAATGGATGATGTGGCTGATGAACCCCAGCTATGTCGGGGTGACAACAGGCAATTTAGTACCAATTATTTACGGTGGCACAGGTATCGGAACACCGCCTGCAAACGGTCAATTGTTAATTGGCAATGGTGGTGCGTATTCATTATCTGTTTTAACGCAAGGCCCAGGCTTAACAATTACAAATTTAGCAGGATCAATTGCTTTAAAAGTATCTGACACAACGGTTTCTGCGGGGGCATACGGTTCAGCATCATCAGTTGCGACATTTACGGTAAACGCTAGAGGCCAGTTAACGTCTGCTGCAAGCACAGCAATTTCGATTAGTAACGCCAACATTACTGGCGGCGCATCAGGCACATTTAAATCAGGCGATACGGTTCAAAAAACTGTAACGGTGGTCAACGGGATAATTACAAGCATCGTATGAAAATTACTGAATTTTTTGAAGAAAACTTGGGTAAATTTGAGTTTGATCCTCAAATTGTTCATCATTTTTCAGATGGCTTGTATGCCAAACAAATGTTTATACCCGCTGGGTTTATGGTTATTAGCCATTCTCATGCGTTTTCACACTTCAGCATACTTGCTAAAGGGCGTGTAATTGTCAAGACTGACGATTATACTAACGAATATGCAGCCCCTGCTTGTATTGAAATTAAAGATAATGTTCATCATCAAATTGAGGCTCTTGAGGATGCTGTTTGGTATTGCATCCATGCAACTGATGAAAAAGATGTGAACAAAGTTGATCAAGTATTAATAGGAAAGGACTAATCATGCCAATTGGTATCGGAATGGCGGTTGCGGGTGTTGCTAATTTAGCGGGTTCATTAATTAGCGGCAATGCAGCACAATCAGCGGCAAAACAGCAATCAGATGCGGCGTTAAAGGCAGCAGAAGCCCAACGCATAATGGCTGAAAAGAACGCTGTAAATATCCAAGATGTTGCTAACAAGCAAATGACAAACTTGTCAGGTATTTACAATACCAATGTTTCACAAGTTCAGCCATTTATTAGCGCAGGTAAAGGCGCAGCCGATACTTTAAGTGATTTAGTCGGGTCTGGTTACTTTACTCGACCATTTACTGCCGCAGATTTAAAAACTAATCTTGCGCCTAATTATGAGTTTATGCTTAACCAAGGTTTGGGGGCGGCTAAACAAACATTAAATGTAGGCGGTGGTGGATCAAACATTGCTAGGGGTGCAACTAAGTTTGCTGAAGATTATGCAAGCAATGCGTATCAACAAGCGTTTAATAATTGGCAAACGCAACGTCAAGGCATTTACAACACATTGGCAGGCATTGCCAATATTGGCACAACTGGCACAGGTCAACAAATTGGTGCAGGCAATGTTTATGGTTACAACACCACAGGTTTGACTACCGGTACAGGCATGAACATTGCCAACTTGTTAACTGGCGGTGCAAACGCAACAGCCGCAGGTATTACTGGTGCAGGACAAGCAGGCGCAGCAGGCACTGTTGGCGCAGCAAACGCATTGTCAGGTGGGATTACTAGCGCAGGTAATTTATATGCGTTAAATGAATTATTAAAAGCAAAATCTGATAATCCATTAGCCGCTGATATTCAAGAACTCTTGAAAAAAGCATAAGGTAAATCATGGCAAACGTTGATCCAAATATTTCATTGGCGGCAAAAACACCGTCAAGCATGACCGGCCTTGCTGAGTTAATGAATGTTGCCCGTGGCGCACAAGCATATCAACAATCAGCGGAATCTTTCCCTGTTGAGTTGCAACAACGTCAATTGCAATTAGAGCGTGGCACTCAGTTAATGCCTATTGAGGTTCGTACTGCGGAACAAGGCGCACAATCGGCTGAATTAGCTAACAACGTCAAACGCATGAATTTGCAAAGTTCTGCCGTAACTGCGTTGGAAAATTCAGACGCATTTAAAACTGGTGATGTTGAAACGCTTAAAAAACAACTTGGCTCTACAGAATCATGGTTAAACAGTCACGGCATCCCAACGCAAAAAGGCGGTGCAATTTCACAATTGCATGGAATTTTAGAAAAAGGTGATATGCCAGGCGCACAAGCCTTTCTTGCAAATATTCGCAATGGATTAGCTACAGCATCTGAACAATATTCAGCTGCATTGCCATCGTTCGGTGAAACTGGTGGGCAACCATCAACGACTACCCGTGGTGGCCCGACAGGTGGCACAATTCAAAATGCGCCTATTGGTGTTGCACCAGTTAGACAGCCTCCCCCAAGCGGTGCAACAGGCGGTACAACGGGTGGTACAACAGGTGGTACAACTGCTAGACCTGCGCCATTTGTTATTGGCAACGTAGATATTAATCAACCTGAATCACCTAAATACCCAGTTCGTGTGTCTGGTAAAGTGACCGCACCAGCAACCACAGAGGAAGCCGCCGCACAAACAGCAGGTAATGCTTATTACACTGGTTTATCAATGGAACAGCCTAAACTGGCTCGACAAGTTGATAACCTTAGAAACGTTGTTTCACAAGCTACAAAACTTCAAGGAACAATGCTTGGCGCAGGCGAAAAAAGTGAAAATGCTTGGGCGCAACTTGGTAGCGATGCGTTGCGGAAAGTTTATACAAACGTTGCAGTAAAACTTGGCAGCACAGAATTACAAGAAATGGCTAAAGACCTGGCTAATGCTCAACAATCAATTGTTGCTGCCGGTGGCGCACGAACTGATGCAGGCTTAGATTTAGCTAAAGTTGCAACGGGTACTGAAAAAACTTCACCTGAAGTATTGATTAAGATTGCCCAACGCACAATGGCTGAAGTTAAAAACATTGATTCGCAAGCTGAGGCCGCACGAAAGTTTAAAGACAAGTTTGGAACTAATAACATGGAGGCTTTTCAGCGGATGTGGGGTAAAAACGCTGATACAAGAGTGTTCCAAATTATGAACGTGGTTGATAGCGTCAAAGACCCAAAAGAGCAAAAAGCATTGCTTGGTCAAATTTACGGTGGTGACGCAAAAGAACTAGCAGCCGGTTTGCAAAAATACCGTAACATTAAAAAAATGATGGCTGATGGAACACTCTAATGTCTACACTCGATGCAGTAGAACAGCTATTTACGTCAGAACTAAAAACTAATAAAAAATTAGATTTTAGTGGTTTACATCCTGAATTAGCAACGGTTGCTGAACAAGCAAATCAATTACATATTGAAAAATATGGAACACCGTTGCCGGTTACAAGCATGGCTAGAACAAGAGCCGAACAACAAGCGTTATATGACCAACGTGGTAAACCTAATGTGTTTATGCCAATAAACCCATTTAATTATCCAAATCAAGATGTATTTCATGCAAATGCTATTGATGTAGGTACTAATGTTAATCCTGAATTTATAACGGTAATGGAAGGATTGGGGTTACATCGACCACATGGTGCAAAAGACCCTGTTCATTGGGAAATTAATCCAAAACACAAGAAAACATCTGCTTCATCAGAAAAAGGTGATAGTGTTGAACAATTGTTTTCAACGGCATTAACAAGTGCGCCTGTTGAACAACCTGCACCAACAACACCGGCTGCACCGCCTGCTGCACCTGTTGTAGCGGCAGAACCTGTTGCACCAGTTGCGCCAATTCAAACTGCGCCTGTTGTAGAACCTATTGCTGCTGCACCTGTTACACCTGTTGCGCCTGTTGTTGCTGTGCCGGTTGCGCCTGCCGCCGTGCCTGTTGCACCTGTTGAAGTTGTAGAGCAACCATCAGCGGTATCGCAGGCCGCAGGTCGTAGGTTTGCAGAACCACAAGCCGCACCGGTTGTTGCACCCGTTGCACCCGCTGCGCCTGTTGCACCGCCTGAACCACGAACATTTAAAGAGTACGTTAAAGAAACTGGAAAAAGCGTTGCATCATTTTTGGATAACACCATTGGTGGGGTAATTCCTGCTGCGGTTGGTTTGGTAGCGCATCCATTGCTTAAAGTTGTTGAGGCTACGGCTTTAGCAACTGGTGGCAAATTTAATGCGGCAGAAACTACTCACGCAATTGTTGATTCAATCTCAAGACCGTTTGCTAAAGCGGTTGGCATTGATCCTGAAGATCCCGCATACAAACGTGAAAGTGTTAACCGGTTAATGACATGGGTTGGCGAGCATGTTGGGGAAAATTCACAAGTTTTATCTGATAAGTTTTATGAACAAACTGGCGTAAGAATCCCCCCATCAGATTTTGAATACGCTGCTAATCTTGGTCTTGCTGCGGTAAGTGGAAAAGCCGCACCTGTTGCTGTTAAAGGCGTAAAAGGTGCAATTGGCGCATTAGAAGAACAGTTTGCAGCTAAGAAAGGCGAGGCAAAGCCTGTTGCTGAAAGAGTTGAGCCGACAACAATCGTTTCTGAAGCCCCTGGCATCCGTGTTGAATACCCTGTTGATACGCCTGAAATCAGAGCGTTGTCAGAAAAACTTGATGCCAATCGAATTAAGTACGATGAATTAAATGCTGCCGCTGAGAAATTGCCAGAAAATACGCCTGAAAAAATGGCGGCACAAAACAAAGCTGTTGAATTTTACGAACAAAATGTTGACCCGTTATATAACCAAATAGAGGCACTTCAGCCTAAGGCTGAAAAGCCAAAACTGACTGCCGATCAATATGGTCAATTAGTTGAGGCTGAAAAAGCCGGTGCTACGCCTGATGCGTTGCAGACAATGGTTGAACAGTTCAATGCTAAGAAAGCAGCGGCAGAACCAGTTGCACCTGTTGGAACGGTTGAAAATCAATTAAGCACTCAACTAGAGGCTAAACAGTCACCAATTCAAGTGCCTGCTGAGAACCCTCCAATGCCAACCCGTGCTGCATCAACACAAGATGTTGCCGCTAAAAAAGATTTGTTGCGTAGTGTTGGCGTTGAAACGTTTAGAAATTCAGCACTTGAAGGAAACCCTAAAGAGGCTAGTTCGCAATTTATTACTGCATCTGCCGATCAAGGGCCATACGCCACAGGCATGACCGCACAAATCAACCACGAAAAGACTGCGCTAAACAATCATTTTGGCAAGATTTCCGAAGATGCTGGTGGCACAAACGTGCGCTATGGAACGCCAGAGGAAGTTAGCGACAAGATTTCAAGCGGTGCAAAGATTAAAGGCGCATTAGAGCAAGGTTACAAAGCGCACGTTGCAGAAAGCAAAAGTTTGTATAAAGAGGCTGAAACTGTACATGGCGGCAAGCCTGTAACAATAGACAGGTTTAGCGATTTTCTTAAAGACGATTCTAATTTTGCTTATGCAAACGAAAAAGGATTGAAAAACGGCATTAATCAATATATGTCTGCTAAAGGTTTGCTTGATGCTGAAGGCAATGTTAAACCTATGTCTATTGCCCAGGCTGAAGGTGTGCGCCAATACATCAACAATAAGTATCATTTTGAAACCGCAAGACTTGGCGGTCAAATGAAAGGTTTGATTGATAACCAAGTGTTTGAACAAGTTGGCGGCGAAACTTATCAAAAAGCTAGAGCGCATTGGAAAAAAGGAATTGAAACTTACGACAATCCTAAAGCGGTTGGTGATTTGCTGTCTGATCGTGGAGTTAATCAAAAGATTGCAGATGAGGCTGTTACAACTAAGGTTGCCGGTTTAGCAGAAAGCCAATTTAAGCATTTGGTTGATACTTTGCGAACTGATGGGCAAACCGTAGCTGTCAATGAGATCAAAACATCATTGGTCGATCAGATTAGACGCTCTGGTGAAAGCGGTGTGAACCAGCCGTGGAACTCAATTGCTGCGGCTAAAACAGCATCTAAGATTAGCGAAAAATTAAAAGTGGCATTTGCTGACGATCCTAAAGGCTTGGCTAAAATCTATGATGGCATTGAGGCCGGTAACGTTTTGCACATTCCAAGCCGTTACCCTGGCGCAGCTGTACAAACCAATTTGTTAAAAAACAAGTTTTCTGACATTGCATTGCAGCGTGGTTTAGGTACAGCTGGCGCAAGCGTTGGCGGGTTTTTAGGCGATGCAATGGGTGCAGCTGGTGGTTACGCTGCCGGTGAATATCTAGGTGCTAGAGTTGTTGGCGCAAAGAAAACTGCACGGCAAATCAAACAACTTCAATCCGAATTGACGCAAAAAGAGAAAAGCAGCCTATCTGATATGTTGCGGTTAACGCCTAAAAAATAAGGTTACAACATGATCGTCAACGTAAAAGATTACGGTGCTGTTGGGGATGGCTTGGTTGACGATTCATTGGCTATTCAAAAAGCCCTAGATAGTCAACAGCACGTTTATATCCCAACAGGCTATTACCTAATCAATAACCCGTTGACGTTCAGACAGCCAGGGCAAATGGTATCGGGTGATGGGCGCAATCGTTCACTTTTGATTGTTAACCCAACGTTTAATATGTCGGCTCAAGGCGTATTGATTTTTGCCTCAGGCGAGGAAGGGCCACAGTTAGAGGATATTGGCATTTATTTTGACCAACCAAATACTTCTGACCGTACTGCACTTGTACCGTATCCAGTTGCAATTTACGCTGTAAACATTGCTCGATTTACCATTGCAAACCTAAAAATTACCAATGCTTACAACGGCATTGATATGACCGGCAATTGCGGCGGTGCGTTTATCAATTTGTTGGAAATGTCTGCATACAACACAGGCATCCATATTGACGGTTCGTTGGATACCATACGTATTAACCAATTTCACTTTTGGTGTTTTGCTATGAGTGCCAATCAAACCAGTATTTTCTTTGGTTCAGCTAAAGCGTTAGATATTGGTCGAGTTGATGGTTTGATGTTATCGGAATTTCTTAACATTTCAAACCTTGGTATAAATATGTACCGTGGCGCAACTGGCGATCCGTGGGTGTACCTGTCTGACTCAGGGTTTGATACGTTTAACGGCATCAGAATGTCGGCAGGATCGTTGCAAGTGGTTAACTCATACATCACCCTTGCTAACACCCCTACGCTGCGTGGCGTACATCAAACGGGCGGCATCTTACAGTTTACAAACTGCTACTTTACAAGCGGTCAAACGCAACCGTTTATGTTGCTTGAAAATATGTCTGGAGGATCGTTGCAAATTGACAACTGTTACTTTAACTATGCAGGCGGCGCACAGGTATCGTTGGGCGGTAATGCAAATGCCAACGCAATACAAATCTCTAATTCTCGATTCCAAGCCCAGTCAAGCGCATTTCAATTGCTGGGCGCAGCTGCCGGTACAAACAAGATTCACTTGTCAAACAACGTTATTGAAACTGCCAACGTCAGCTACACACAGCCCATCGTAGATGTTTATGGTGCTAATCGTGTTTATATGACAGGCAACCGTGTCAATGACGGGCGTGGCAATTTCATTCATATTCAGAACGACAACCCCAACTGGATAAGCGGAAATATTGGATATGGGTGGACATATTTGTTTCCATCGGCAAAAATTGGGTTTTACAGTAACAACGTTTGAGGCAGCAAATGGATTGGCAGAACCTTATTAATTTAGTTGGAGGTGCAACGTTGGCTGTAATTGGATGGTTTGCCCGTCAATTGTGGGATGCTGTTCAAAAACTTAAATCTGACATGAGCAGATTAGAATTGTCTATTTCTGACAATTACGTCAAAAAAGACGATTGGAAAGATGGAATCAAAGAACTAAAAGATATGCTTGGCAAAATATTTGATAAATTAGACAACAAAGCCGATAGATGAGCGAAACCAAAGACACCGTTACAAGTGTTTTGCAGTATGTGGACAGCCCATTTAAGTTGTTCGTTGTACTACTGTTAGGTGTCCTTGGTTATGTAGGCTATTTCGTGTACGACAACAAAAACTTTTTATTTAACGTATACGAAAAATCAAACGCATTACCCAAAATTCAAGCAGCTAGATTTGACCATGTTGTTGAATTGCTGATGAAAGACCCAAATGTTGTGGTTGTGTCGATCATGGCTGTTGACCCAATATTTAACAAACGGGTAATGCTCAGAGTTGAAAACCGTGACGGTAAACGTGCCAAACAACTTGAAGGCATAAACGTAGGCTTGTTTACTTCTAGCAGCAGCAACAATTCTGATGTTGTTGAACTTATGGCTGGCAACGTGCCGTGTGGGTTCTATTCCGTGCCGCAATCTGAGGCCGGTATTTACTACCTTGAACAAGGTGCTACGTTTGGGTGCAGAACATCTGTACCGCCAGACTACACCAGTTTTATCGGGCAAATCACGGTCATGTACAAAGACGCACCACTTGATCTAGACAGGGCGAAAGCCATCCTTGTAATCGCAGCACGAATGTTATCGGAACAAAAATGAACTGGATAAAATTGAAGTGGGCGCAAGTAGTGGCATGGTTTAAAAGTTTAAGGGGCTGATATGTTTCCAATTATGGATATTCTTGGCATTGGCATGAAGGTTTTGGATAAGTTCTTTCCTGACCCAGAGCAGAAAGCCAAAGCGCAATTAGAACTTATGCAGATGCAGCAAAATGGCGAACTAGCCAAAATGCAGGCAGATATGCAAGAGCAAGGCGAACTCACCAAGCGTCAAGAAAACGATATGCGGTCTGACTCTTGGTTGAGCAAAAACATTCGCCCTATGACCCTTATAGCGATCCTGTGCGGGTATTTTGTGTTTGCCATGCTGTCAGCGTTTGATATTGAAACCAACCAGAAGTATGTCGAATTGCTTGGGCAATGGGGGATGCTTATTATGTCCTTTTATTTTGGCGGCAGAACCCTTGAAAAGATTATTGACATGAAATCAAAAGGAAAAGACGATGTTAAGTAATTGGGATAATGCTTTTAAATTAATGCTGAAGTCTGAAGGCGGGTTTGTAAACCATCCAAGCGATCCAGGCGGCATGACTAACCTTGGCGTAACTAAAGCAACTTGGGAAAACTGGGTAGGCCGTGAGTCTGATGAGGCTGAGATGCGTGGGCTTACACCGGAAAAGGTTGAGCCTTTGTACAAAAAGAAGTATTTCGACGCTGTTCGTGGCGATGAGTTGCCAGTAGGTCTTGATTACCTTATGTTTGATTTTGCCGTTAATGCCGGCGCAGGCAGAGCGATCAAGACGCTGCAAACCGCTGTGGGTGTAACGCCAGACGGTGGGTTTGGCCCGATGACAATGGCAGCTGTGCAGGCTGTTGACCCTGTTGATCTAATTGAGCGATTTAGCCAAGCCAAAGAGGACTTCTATCGGTCTTTGACCACCTTTGCAACATTTGGCAAAGGGTGGCTAAATCGGGTCGCTGACGTTAAGGTAAAGGCTTCTGCGATGTTGGCTTGAAGTGCCTGTCGCAGTACACACAAAGCCCGTCACGCAACGTTGTACAGACCTGACCGCAGCCATCACAAACAAACTCTTTGGGATACTTGGTGCAACGTGACCAACGATACCAAACGAGAGTGCCAACCGTTGCGGCAGCGGCAGCATAAAACACAAACATCCAATCCCATAGCGTCATCACCAGCCTCCCACGCCCATGAGTACCACTTGTTCACGTTTGGCTCTCTCAGCGGCTATACGCATGGCTGGCGATAGCCTGTATGCCGGCCTGTCAAACTTATCAATCTTCTTTTCAACGTGGGTTAGGAATTTCTCAAGCAAAGCACGTTCGCCAGTTGGGGCAATCCCGCCTAATTCGTGCGAACACATTGCAAGTGTTGCGGGTCGAGAGTCTGGTAACAAACCCTTGTGTCGCAGTTTGTCAGCAGCGGCTAGGTATAAATTAGACAAAGTCATTGTTGTCCCCAAGTAATTGTGTGGCACGATCAAGACCAACTTCTGTTTGAATCATTCGACGCAACCTGACAATTGTTTCAGCGTTTAGCAACATT